CGATACGGTGCGGGCGAAGCCAGTCCAGATGGGTATGGTAAGACTGGACGGGTTGCAGCTTAAGAACGAGGCGTCGCACACACGCCTACTCCATGCTTTCACTTCAGTCGCTCCTCACTCGCTTCAAACAGGTGGGTATAATCATCGTAACGATCCCAAATACTACTGTGTCGTGGCCTTTGGTAAGCAATCATTGGGGCAACGATGTAAGCCTTCAGATTCTCCAGTTGCGTGCTCATCCAATTATCGAACATGATCTCGTTAAACCCTGGCTGTCTCTCAAGTAAGTACCTTGCGCCCTTCCGAGAATACCCAACGCAGTGAGTGGTCCACGCCGCTCTGACTCGAAATAGGTTTGAAGTAACTTTCTCAGGCTTCGGTTCACCATTGTTCCAGCAAATAAGGTTTGCCCCTAGATAAACAATATCCCAATCTTTCGGCAACGCCCGTAACGCTTGCGGTAAGTGGGCCAACTCTCGGAATATGCAATCATCTTCAACGTGCAACAGTGTGCCCGCATCTGATTGCCAGAATTGACACAGGATCTCTCTCTCTGACTTACTAAAACTTTGGTGTGGGCCAATATCAGGTAGCGCTATAAATCTCTCAACTTCCAGTTCAACCCGCTCAAACTCCATCTTGCCAATGGCCCATTCGTTATCGTCATGGGAGAGACAAACTCTGCGGTCGAAGAAGTCCCACATTATTGGTTCACGTACACATGAAAGCACCTACACCAATCGCCGCCTAGACAGTCAGGGTTCGGCGTCGGTGTCAGATCTTCCTCGTCTGCTGCTTCCTTTCCATCCTCTGCTGCGCATGGAGAGCAGACGTTCTGGTCAAGCAAGGCGCTATACTCAACTCTTACCCAATCGTCTTTACGGTCTTGCGCCTCATCTCCACGTCCAATGCTGATCACCTTATTCGCCAATCCCGTACTCGCACGGTCAATGTACGACACTGAACCTGCTTCTATCTCAGCACTTATCGCGGCCAGCAACGTCTGCCCAATTAACCCAAGTAAACGAAACCTTGTAGCCGCCGCAATGATTCTTGATTGAACGTCATTAGCAACTCGCGCATCTGTTAAATCAGTCAGCGTGTCGAGTTCATCAAATTCTTTCTTCGCCGTCGCCTTCCTGTCGCCTAGTTCGATAGCAATCAGGTTTCTTCCTTGTTTGTAAGTAGCCAACAGACGGTCTCTCAGGTCAGAGCGGGATTCAGAAGATGCTGAGAGTACAAGTTCGTGGTATTCGGCAGGCTTTAACCGAGAGATGCCCTTGAGACCGTCTGAGATCAATTCCTTGCGTAGACTGAGCAGGATGGTTCCAATGCGATTCTTAGCTGATTCCTGAGCATCAGCAATGCCCTTCACACAGATCTTTTCATGCTCTTTAGGTTCGCGTGAGAGTTTCAGTCCTTCCCACTCGTAGGACTTCTTTTCAATGTGATTCAGCCCAAGATGTTTATAGAACGCTTCCGCCTTCTCTTCACCGTGTGTATGAATTTGTTTTTCCCACCATAGAGCATGTTTGGCCGCTCTAGCCGCTTGGAGTTTCAGATTTAAAACTTTGGCTTGCAGGCTCATTACATCCACTCGTGATGATTTATTGGCGGCAGGGATTGCTGGGTGTCGCAAAGCCAGCGACCTTCTTCGTAATGATACAATTCACCGTCGCGGACAATATGATGGCAATAACCCAAAGCAGGTGAATTCGTCCATGCGGCCCCGAATAATTGCTTTTGCACTTCGTTGTGCTCGTTTAAGTGTTGCAGGTATCCTTCCCCTTCGCCTTCAACAAGGAAGCGGTTACATGTTCCACAATGTTCCGGCATCGCTAGACCTCCTTACTGACTGAATTCTCTCATCTGAGACTCAAGACTCTCAAACATTCGCTCCATATCCGCAAACATCTTTAACGTCTCCGGATCTATTGGTGGAGGATCAGGTGCGGGCGTCATGTCAGCCGCTGTCTGTTTCAGCTTATCAATGGTCATGGGCGTGGACACACTTGGGATCAAGTATATATCGCCGTCTGGCCCAAGATCCGCCTTGCCTAGTGACTGCAAGAACTGGTTAATCGTTATTCCACCGGCCCGTAATGCCTCAGACTCGCGCTTATAAAGAGCATCACGGTCCTCCTGCAACACTCTGACTTTAGAAATATCAAACGTGAGCTTTGCGCCCTTTGTCTCATCTAACTCAGGTAACACTTGCCATGTTAGATCTTCCGATAAGTGGTTCTGAATCGGAATAATTACATTCTCATATCCCTGTTGCCTTGCCTGTTCATAAGCAGCCCCATAATGACCGTGCTCCAGGCCGATAGGGAACTGCAAGACAATTGCCGGAATACCTGTCACCCCTGCAATGGCAGCCTGCGGTGCTTTATCCAACGCCTTGAGATCCAGCTCCTGCGGACTAAACGACAGCTTGGTAGCCTCCAAAGGAACCGGGTTTACCATCGGCTTGTTAGCGTTTGCCCCGGTCGAGTTGATGATCCACTTCTCTTTAATCGCTTGCGCCTGCGTCTCGCTCACTGTAATGTCTTTGTCTTTTGGCGATAACAGGTATTGCACCATACCCATATTCGAGAGAATTGCCGCTGAAAAACGGTTCACAGCGTTGTGACCGTACAGTTCTTCGAGAACTCCATCCCACACTCCCACACCCAGACGTGGATTAGCGCAGTTCACTCCACGCTTGATGTGGACCATGTCTGACTTCTTAATCAGGATCGGCTCTTTACCCGGACGACTGTATTGATAATGGGAAATGAAAGCCTGTCTTGGGTCTCCTTCAACTTCCTCAAGCGGCACTTCAGGGGACTTACCATCAAACGGCCAGCGCGGGTCAACTAAGAAGTGGGGTAGATACCAAAGTTCCGTCAGGTTTCCTAGATCATCTCTGACTTTCTGCATGTACCAGTTACCCATCCACCAAGAGAAGGCTCCGGCCAGACAGTAATCAGCCCAAATATGAAATGGGTTAGGACGACGAATCAAATCAGAAGCCTCATGCTGGAGTTCAATCTGTGGAACCCCTGACTTGTCGGGTTTTGTTACCACCGGCAAGGCTTCGGCAAGGTTGATCCCGGTCCAATTCACAACTGCCATCACCAGCGAGCAGTTATCAAGAGATCCTAACTTGGCCCGATAGTCGATTAGGTTGCCGTCTCTGTGCCCAAAGGTAAGCTCCCACCCTCGCCACGGCTGATATTGGGTATATCCCGCCTGCCCGAAGTCTGGCCGATCTTTAACCTCAATCTCGCCTAACGTCTTTGACGGTAAAGGCTCACGTAGCTGTATTACTGCGTCGGTTAGTCTGTCTATGAAGTTTCTTGCCATTAGTAGATTGTGGCCCACTCTTTATGCTTGACCATTAGTCCATAACGACAAGCATCATAAGGATCATCTCCGCCGTTTCCGTCGTCATCAATATCAACTTTTAATACGTCCTCTGGACGGTGCGGATCATGTTGTAGTGTCGGGATATTCTCGATTAGCTTCACGCACTTGTCTGAGATTTCAATCTGCGGATCAATCGCCTTCTCAGTAGATGTCCCTACCCGGCCCAGTAACTTCAGCAGGTACGCCGCGCCACTCACACGATCGTCATTCGCGCGCGTCAGTTTAATTCCCGCGTCTGCGTACTGGTCGGAGATAGTTTTCCCTGTCTCGCTTCCGCGTTCTGCAAAGGCATCCTTGCCCGCTACAAATGATTTTAAGTCGCTCGGCTTTAATCCATGCCGCTTCAGCATCCGCTTTATATCCTCAGCGTGCTCAGACGCTAAAGCATGGCGTCTCCAGTGTTCATCTATAACCTGTTTCTTTCCATCATATTCGGAGAAAAGATAGCAAACAGTTGGATGCTGGAAGCCGTAATCGAGTGAGCACCATACATCGGCTCCCGGCATGATCTTCAGATCCTTTTTTACAATCGCGTCGTGCCGCCAGGTTGAGAAGTATTGCCCCGCCGCAATGTCCCAATCGCCATATCGATATGCCTGAAGTCGCCAACCCGTGTTCTCCTCCAGCTTCTTCTGATAGTCAACGTCATTGAAAAGATTGTCCTCGACTGTCCCAAAGATGAAGCGCGTGTCTATCTCTTCATTTCGTCTTGCTGGAACTATAAACGTGGCCTTAAACCAGCCATGCCCTACACCGCCCGGATTGGTCGTCGCATAGATACGCGGCCTGAACCCCTGCTTTGATGTTCGATTGGAATCTCGCAGTGCTCGATACTTAACCAGCGATAAGGTTGTGGCCTCCTCAATAACAATCAGGTCATATTCGATTCCAAGATACTGGTCAATATCGCTCTCATTCTTGAAGTGACCCAAGAACAGCCTCGACTGATTCGGGACGTGAAGCACGCCGTTCGTG